AAGTAAGCCAACTTCATTCCTTCGTCTGCAATGAAGATGGACCGCAAAAGGTCTTCAACGTTTTGGAGGTTGGTACCAGTCCCAAATTCACTAAGGCTTGATGAAAAACGACCTGTCTCCGTCCCTGCGATGTTATAGCTTGTTCTCATTCGACCATCAGAGTCAACCTCAGTTTTAAGGAAGGAGATTCTCTTTCCCAAATCTCGAAGTGCTTTGATAAGAACGATAGCAGGCGCTGCAACTCGGTAGGATTCAAGTCGCTCCAAAGCATCTCGATCCGTGGTGATGACTCCCATGTTTCTGATGGGAGGGATTTTGAGGGTTCCATAGAATAGACTCCTTAGATCTTGGAACGAACGCCAGTTGAAGCTATACACGCCATAGGCTTCGGTGGTTATTCGGTAGAGGGCGCTTTCAAGGGTGTCGATTTTGTCTTCATAGGCTTCGATGACTTCGCTACGACGAACCTTATCGACCAGAATGCCTCGAAGCCGCATGTCGAGCACCGGGCCTTGTAGAGCTTTTGAAAACGAGTACACCTGTGACGTGATAGAATCCAACTGTCGTTCGAGCACTTGGAACACTTCAGCCGTGACCATGCAGTCAAGCCCGTTATAAACCCACTCTCTCTCAGAGGGCCGGAGTTCATTCGACTTGAACCTTGATGTGTCAACAATCCTCATTCTGCTGCTTCCACGAATTTATCGTGTTTCCTGAGCCAAGCATTAGCCAATGCTAGTAACCAAGATGAGTAACGTTTCTTTTCGTTAACTTTGCTTGGGTGTAAATATGCTTGAGCAGATATTCGACTCAAAATAAATTTAGCTTGATTCTCAAATAGAGACTCATTTTCTCTTTTAAGAACATTGATTTCTCTTTTAAAAGTCTGCGCCTCCTTTTTGGGATTAAGTATATTTCTCGCAGCGAGAAACGATACTTTGGGTTTTGGATGGTTTATCTGGGACATGGTTTTTGTTTCGTCTTTTGCTAGCTCCATATAGCGATAGGCTTGAGGTCGACTAAAGTCTGGAAAGTTCTTTCCAAGATACTTGAGCCACTGTCCTTTTGGAACTAAGGGTCGCGCTTCCAATAAAAGTTCTCCAAATTTGTAGTAATCCCTCCAATCAAGACGATTGTAGACTACTTTTGCTTCGGTTGTTATTACTTCAAGAGTTCTGATTACTTGATTCATCGACGCCTCGTGACACCATTGGGTGTATCAAGCTTGAGGAACTCTTTCACTCCGCGTTTGGTGACTTTCCAAATGGTGAGTGGAGATCCATTGGGAGAGGTTCCCTTCCGATTGGTTTCTTGGACAAAGCCTAAGTCCCGAAGTTCGCTTCGTCGCCGATTGATGCTATTGAGTTGACGCTTGCATATTTCGGCCAGTTCGTAATCGGTCAAGCCGTCTGGATTACTAACATGGGCCATCAATGCGAGGAACAGATCTGTCTTCCGATTTTGCATAAGCATGGTTTTCGCCTTTCTAGTCGTCACGTTTGATAGTTTTGGTAACCCTATCCCGCATAATTTTCCAATTATGCTCGTTGGTATAGATCGAGCCAAGATAGCCCAAGCCCTTCAGCGATTCTGGCTGAAGAGCATGGTGTAAAAGCATGGTGTCCTCCTTTGCATTGCGAACCTTGATGCCCATAGATCTAAGCAGGAAGGTTATGTCGTAGAGTCCGTTCTGGAAGAGCTTTGGGACATCAGTAGCAAGAACTCGTTGCACAAAATGCCAAGCCTGTGATTCAGAGTGCTCATTAGGCCAATAGCTTCGAGTTTTTGCTCGTGAGTCATAGAATGGAATAACGAGGGAAACGCTGGCTCCCGGCGCGAACCCAATGCAGGTAACTTGGCTTCCAGCTGTCTCAATATCCACAGAAAGGAGTGAGCATCCGACGATATATCGCTCATAGAAAGTCTCCAGATCTTCAAGGGTTGGCTCAATCCAGACTTCCCGCTTTGGACGCTTGATATCTGGATACTTGGATTCCCGTTTAGCCTTATGCAGATCGGCTAGAACGGTAGGGCGGTATTCCCACAACCGAAGGATGGCGGCGGGATGATAAGTGGGCAGAACCTTAAGGCCAACGACAAGGTGCGTTGAATGATAGGTGAAGCCACGCATTGCCCCTATGTTCGGTTTGCCAAGCAAAGCCCATGTCGCAGTGTTCCCAAACGCAACGATAACGTTTGGAGCAACCGCATTGAGTTCCTTAGTGAGTCGGACAAATTCTGGCTCGAATTCGTTTCGGACATACTTTCCAGATTGAAGCGCAGGGTAGCCATCAATCCCAGAAGCCTTATCCCCACAGAACGCGGAGATAAGGTTTCGGGGCGGTCGACGATTAAACACATTGGTCTTGTAGCATTCAGACGGGTGGATGCCTACTTCAAGGAGCATCTCGTTAAGCAAGTGGCCGGTTGGGCCAACGAAAGCTGTTCTCTCCCGTTCTTCATGCTCTCCCCATGCTTCACCAAGAAGCATTATCTTATTCATAGACCCTCCAGGGCAGTTTAACGTCTTGCCCAGGACGTTCCCTTGACGGTAGCGGAGAGGGGATTCTGCAGTTCCCTCCGTCAAGGAAAGGCGTTAGGCAGGCATTGACCGTTGGACTTTAGGGAAGATTCGATCGCTACCGCCGGTTCTCGGTACGTCGTGGATGACGTAAACCTTGAACTCTTGGTTGAGAAGGTTCCCGATGATTTCGTTGGACGATTTACCTTTGATTCCAGTTCCAACCAAGAAATCCTTCAGGAACGGCATAGCATCTTCTGTCAGTCCAAAGTTCTGATAGATGACCTTGGAAGAAAGAGGGACGGTTTCGCCTGATGGCTTTGTTAGGCTATTAAGAAGAGATTGTTCATGGACATCAGGACCAGCGGCGACAACATGGAGAACAAATCGAAGGAAAGGAGTCCCCGTGCTGTATTTGCCTTGCTTCGGCATTTCTGTCATTATAACGGTATAGGTGCCAACAGGAATTGGCTTTGGCCTCTCGATGTCCTTAAGCGGTACATCGAGAAGTGCAGAGAACTCTGGCATTTCTTCTTCGAGGTTCTCGTCGTACTGAGGTTCTGTTTGTGGTCTGCGTGGTTGAATTGCCATGTTACACCTTTCTCACTATGGTGGGTTTGATCTTTGCAGGCGGTTCCCGAAGAACCGAGAAGAACTCAGCAAGGCCAGTAGAAAGATCATAGCTTGGGGCCATTGCAAAGGGCTTTGGATTCTTCAGGTCGATCATGGAAGTGGAAAGTGTTTGGATTGTTCGGTTTCCTCCTGTTCTGGTTTGACATAATGCCACGGAATTGAAGTACCGTGGAATCAATGGCGAAAGGGCCGCTCCGATTGTATTGGGGTAGCCCTTGCGAGTTCTATCATCATTCTCAACGTATCGAATGTGAGCAATGATGATTACGTTGGTTCGGAATGACTCTGATGTGACGAACGAAATAGCATCTTCGACAGCGCCTTGAGCATTCCAATAGACGGCTCGCTTATCATACTCTCCTGTTGACCTGCTACGAGGGACGAGGGGCAAAGCCCAATCGTAGGCAGCAGTTGCGAAGAAGGTAAGAGAATCGAGCACGAATATAACATCTGGTCCCCATTCAGACGGTACTCCATAGTCAACTTTAGTTCCGTCGGGGAGATTATAGGCCCACTTGTCGAGCATTCTGCGTCCTTCCACGAACGCTGTAGGTTGCCCATCAACAAGGGGACCAAGCGGAGTAGCCTTTCTCTTATCTCTGAGAGTTCTGTATTCGACATCATCTATTCTCTCCGGGCATTCTTTGAGGATAAACTGCTTTAACGGCTCAAGGCCGTTATCATAATCAGATATCCTCAACTTGTATCCTGCCTTGACCAAGGATGTGAGCCCTCCAGTTTTGCCTGAACCGGAATCACCCATAATCAACATCTTGGTGTATTCATTGGATTGATGTTGGCTTAGGAGCGGCAAGGAGCACCTCCGTGTAAAGTGTTAAGATGTCGCCATCTCGGATATCATATCTTCCGATTGGCATGGGAACAGTTATAGTCGTGCTTCCTCCAATAGCGATCTTGAAGTGATCTGGCGTTTTCTCTACAACCCTCGCCTTGAGCAAGGGAAGAATTGCTCTCATCTGGTCTTTAAGGGGTTCCATTGTTCTCCTTTCTTGAATTTGGCTTTGAGCCAAGAGTCCCGAACTTGTGGGGACTTGGAACAGATTTCTCGGAACTTACAACCACCATACTTATCGCAGGCTGTATCGTTCATTGGCCAATAACCTTCAGCCGCGTAGTCCTCCGCTTTGGCGAACCAATACCGAAGATCTTTAAGCCATTCGTCCAGTTGCTCTTGGCTTCGGTAGGTGAAGCCGCGAACATAGTCAGATTCATTGACCTTAACCGATGCTGCATCAATGATGACGCCCTTAACCGGAGAGTCCATTGTTATCTGCGAGGCGATAGTATACAGGGACATTTGGTTGTTGGGTTCAAATTGGTTGAAATAGAATGGACCGGGAGTGCTACTGGTTGTCTTACGATCCATCACGTACATATCGCCATTGAACTCAACAATCCGATCGAGATGACCGCAAAGGACATATGGGTGATAGGCAGGTTCGTCCTCTCCAGTCTTAGGGTTGGTCTGGGTGATTTCGATACCAAAGTCCAAGTTGAACTGGAAGCTAACCTCAACCGCAGGAGTTCCATCCGATCTGATAACAGTTACAGCCGGATCTGGATTGAACTTATCCAGATATCCTAGAACCGTTCTGATTAGATTGTAACGATTCTTCTGTTTATGGTCCGGATTAAAGTCATCAGTTCGAAGGATAAGCTCTCGGATCACGTCATAGATAGCGTCCTCGTGCTTGATGCCTGCCGCCTTCGCGATATCGTAATCGTGAAGGGATTGATGATACTCAATGCCAAAGCGAAGGTGGATGGATTCTTCTTCAGGAACCCACCCTTCGTTATTGAGTTGATAAAGCCTGGGACAGCGTTTGAGCCAGTCCAGGCTGGTTGAATCCCAGGCGAATTGAATGTTGGTGCCTGGAATGAACGGACTTGGGATATCTGGCTCAACTTCTTCAGCATGGACAACTCGAAGGTTTGGAGTCATTTCGTACTCCCATCATAGAACTTTTGGTTTGCGTCTAGGATTGATCTGCCAAAGTTGACAAGACGGTCCATAAAGTTAGAATGCTCTTGGTCGCGGCGATCTATCTCCTTTTCCAATCGTTCAGCAAAGTCTTTGACTCGTACAAGGTTTTCTTGCGCGGTCTTGACTTGCTCTTCAGCCGAGTGAATGAGGGTTTCCCCTAGCTTCTTTCCAATGCTAACGAATAGCTCTGGCGGCCTCGATGATCTCTGGGGCTTAACCGTATTGGCAATGTCAGCAATGGCCCTACTGAATGCATCTTCATCTATTGCTGGAAGTTGACGGTCGTTTGTCATACTCGCCTCCGTAGTCCTGGAGTCTTTGGTGGCTCTGGCTTCTCGACAGTTGGGAGAGAACCGAAAAGCCTTGCCTTCAATTCTTCAAGTCCAATGGGAGAGGATTCAGTAACTTTGGATGGCTTTCCTTTCTCCCTTTCTGCCCGAATGCCAGCGATAAGGGCGTCAACATTGGATGGAAGAGACACAAACAGAGTTGCGTCTTCTTTCATTCGTTGGAGCAGTTCATCCATTGTGCTCATTCGTTTCGCCTTTCCTTAACCGATTGCACATCTTGCGTACCTCATCTCGAATTGCAACTGACCAACCATACTCAAAGCGACGGGATAGAAACTCTACATCTTTGGTGTAGAGGTTAAGAGTGACCTTGGTCAACGGCTCGTCTGGCATGTCTGATTAACACTCTCCCTTCAAGGACGCTGAGAACCATATCCTCCATGTCAAGTGGTCTTGCGTCATAAAGCTTCGCCCTAAGATAATGTGGGTCAGCGGATTTAATGGACAGTCCGTTTGGGCTCTCTTTTGCTTTTAGCCACAGCTTTACGAGGCTTAGGTTTGGCAGGGCGTTTATCTTCTTCACCGCGTTCCTCCCGATTCTTTTTAGCTTTCTCCTTAAGACGCTCCATGATTGCGGTCAAAGGATCATCGGTTGGCATTAGACCCTCCTTCTAATAAGGCTAACTCCACTTTGAGAACGAAGCCCTGGAGTCGGTTCACTGTCAGCAACTGCCTCCTTACGCTTGGCAGCTTCCCAAGCGGCCAAACTCTCAACCTCAGAGGTACGAGTGTCCAACCGCTCAATGTGAATCCAGGAGCCTTCGTCGTCGGTGAAAAGCCTAATGGTTAGCTTGTCGTATTCGGACCTTCCGTGCATTGGATGATCTTCGGGCAGAGCTTCCTTATTGTCCTGACGGTCCAGTCGTCGGGCTTGATTAAGGCGCATTCTGAATTGCGTGGCTGAACCTTGACTCTCCAGCTTGACGCGAATCCCTCGATCATCCGCAATTGCTTGATCGAGAAGATCATAGCAATCGTGGAAGGCTAGTCGAGAAGTGCTTATGCCCATGAGTCATCGTCCTTTCTGATCCATGACAACTCCTTTGAAGAGATTTCAAAGAGCGACTTCTTCGCTCTGGTGATGATGACGTAACGCAGGTTTAGCTCTTGCTCTTCTTGCTCACCAATGAGGTTAGGATCGAGATGGTAAACATAGTCCCACTCAAGACCTTTCGCCTTATGTCCTGTGGTCAAGTAGAGAGTGCCCTTCTGCGAGAAGAGATGTTGAACGTAAGCGACGGCGTGACAAAGTTTGCTGCCTTGTTCAGCAAAGATCCTCATGCAATCGGCCATGTCGTTTATCGACTGCGGCGCTTGGGACGTGGAGAGCTTATTGTCGCGCCAGTCTTCGATAGCGGCGATGACACTAGCTTTAGGCATGTCGTCGTCACCCATCTTTTTAAGGATGTTGAGGATTCGTGGTCCAAGATCACTTCCAGCAACCGACACTGATCTGCCTTCCCGAAGCAAGGAGAAAGCGAGCCGAAATAAGGGAGCGTTATTTCGACAGATGATTGCTGAAAGCTGCTTTCCTTTATCGTCAACTCCGTCCAAGAAATCTCTCGGTGACAGGCTCCGCAGAACTTGGATTTCTCCACCATCTTTCACCCACTTTAGCTTTGGTGCTCTGAATCGAGCGGCCTCAACGATGGCCCTAGGGCATCTGAAAGAGACAGAGAGGTCGGCCTCGACCATCGAGAACTTGTCTCTGAGCCTGTCCATACCGTCGGTGACAGCACCCCGAAAAGCGTAAATGCTTTGCCAACGGTCCCCAACAGCACTGACCCTATCGGTGACGAGTCGGTGGAGCAGCGCATGGTTAACGGGGTTAAGATCTTGGGCTTCATCGACACCGATAAAGGGATATCGAGGAAATGCACCCCCGAACAGACCGGGCATGTATACTTGATCGTTAAAATCAAGCCCCCCTTCATAAGCAACTTTGATTGATGTGCAGAGGATATCATCGACGAGCCATGAGATAAACGCCGTTGGCTTTTCATCGAGCCTCTTGTGGAACGTTTCCTTGTCGATAAGCGTGTGATCGCCATTTTCGTATTTTCCTTCTGGAATATAACCTAGTGCCTTGGCCTTTGAGATAGCATCCATAACTTCAAAGTAGGAATCTCTTGCTTCTTTCTTATCATCTCCTTCAAGTTGATTGACAGTAGCACTGAAGATGTCCTGCATTTTGCAAGGTCTGCCGTTTCTGCTGAGGATTATAGCCTTGCCAACGGTAGTACCCCAAACACGATGTCCAAGAGAATTGAGAGTCCGAATGTCAACGTTCTTAGCAAAGCAGGTGCCTTCGCCGGTTTTGGCAACTTCCTTCCGCTCTAACTCAGCATCTTCAACAATGCGCTTATTAAAGGCAAGATAGAGGGATGGCTCGTCAGGCATAGCCATCTTCAACGTGGTGGTCTTGCCTGAACCGGCATAAGCGTTGATAAGGAGGTTGTCGTTTGTGTTGTCGATTATCTCCTTGATTCTGACTTGCTCGTCAGTCGCTTCTAATTTAGGTTCGTTCAGCATTGCCTTGACCTTTCGTTAGATACGGTTCCATGTCTGCTCTTTCTTCCTCTTCGATCCATTTCTCCATCTTAACAATTCTGGGAATGATGCCATTGAGTCGGCCGTGGATTGCCTTGAGCGATTGGTCATTCTCACACCGTTCAAGACGATTAACTCGAACTTCAAGGTCCAACAGAATATTGCTTAACCTTTCATCCATGCTAACGATTCTCGCTTCCAGAAGCCCAACCGCATTTGATAATTGGTCGGTCTTAGGGATGCCACCTGACCCTTTGAAACGAGCATTGCCAATGATCTGCCTGCGAAGGTCTTGGATGTTGGTGAGGGTAACACCGAACTTGTCGGCTACCTTCTGATCGCTCCAGCCATCGTCATAAGCGGCAAAGCCATCTCCATCCAAGCGACAGATGGTTTCAACGAACTTGCCTGCCTCAAAGACTTCTTTCTTAGATAGGATTTTCTTGTGCATTTGATACTCCTAACCTGTCCCATTCTTCAATCGAATACTCGTTGTACATTGCTTCCTCGATCTTGTCCCATTCAGCGTCTTCGTAAGGGTAACGAGCTAAGTCCCTTGGAAGTGGCTTGTCCTTTAGGTCTGTCCTTTCCTCCCTGATGATTTGGTTGTCTATAATAGTCGTGTAAGTAAACCAAGCGTCAGGAGTATCAAGAAGCTGAACGATCCGATCGTGCTCAGCACGATTAGCCAACCGATGACCTGTTGGGTCGGTGAGATAGTCTTCGCCGATTTGGCAGAAAAACCGCAATCCCCATTCGGTCGTTTCATGTCTGACGAGCGCACTTTCACACTCCACTCCTTGAATATTGGTTTGAAGGTCACGGCTGATATAGACACGTTGACCATCTTCAGAGATTCCTGCACCAAACGGAATGAAGAATGTCCGAATGGGCTTAAAGAAGAATGCCTTGAGCAAGTAAAGATGGAAAGGAATATTGTCCTTCCGCAGTTGCTCCAAGTATTCTTCGTCACCTACTACGTCGTCTATGTCGCCGGCTGACATGCTCTTCCTCTACAGTTGCTGGCAAGCAAGTTGCCTTGACGTTCTCGAATAGCTCCCATTTATTCAAGTAGGCATAGCATTCATCTTCTGAGTTGAAGGCCTCGATTGGTATCCAAAGCTCAGCGGTGATGAAGACGATCATAACCCATTGGGTCATTCTTGGAACCACTTCATTGGAGCCTTCCCTCAATGAGTTTGGAAAGCTGATATTGAGTCTTCTTGAAGTTCTCAGCTACTCCAAGCCACATAATGCCCATCTGCGTTCGGCCTTCAGCATTGAATAAATGCGCCAGCATAGCAGCTTTCTCTTGAGCCATGACAAGATGATAGCCAAGTTGAGTATAGCATTCACCAACGGTGGGAACGGACATTAGACCCTCCGAGTTAAAGTCTTGGGCTTTGGCTTCTCGTACCGGTGGAGAAGACCATTGCGGCCTTTAACGAATTTACCCTGAACAATGAGTTGACTTAGCTTTTGATGGTCAATCTTGCGAGCAAGAGTTCGGAACTGACCCATTAGACTCTCCTTGTAACGGTTTGATGCTTTGGTTTCTCGACGCCGAGTTGGGTGAAGAATTGCTCCATTGACATAGCTGGAGCATCACCACCATTGACTTGGTAATGGTCGGGGAGCTGGTCCCAATTCGTGCCGGTTGTGAAGGCTTCGAAGGGAGGGACATTGAGTTCAGCCAACCGCCATGCCTTTGCAGGATAAGCACGATGGCCGGAGGTAGGAATGATCCAACCTTCTTCGTTGCCTATTTGCAAGGGAATGGCGATATCGAACTCAGGTTCGCCACGGACTTTGTGAAGAATCAGATATGGGCCAGGATTTGTCATTGGTTTGATTCCCATTTGTTCGAAGATTCTGTTGATAGTTTCCACATCCTTTAAGGTATATTGTATCCAAGTTTTTCTTCCGGTAGCTCGTGTGATTGTTCCTCCTTTGCTCAAGTAATCGGTAACAAGTTTGTCCAGTTCTGCTCGCTTCATTGGAGGCAAAGCATTCCTCCTATCTTTTTCGGTCACACACTTGTCACTAAAGCCATTATCCCAACTTCTTTTAAAAAGTCCCTTTTTTAGCTTTTCATTCTTGTCGCGGTCATAGATTGCCCATCCCCTTCGAATATGATGGCATTCTGTTGAACAAGTTAATATTCTCCCTTCGCGGAGAGGGTTGCCGCAAATGACACATTGAGTTATGTAGTCACGCCAGTTCATAGGAAGCCCATTGTCCCACGTTACCACAAGTAAAAAGAAAAGTCAAGCGAAATCTTGATCTTCCCTAGTGTTCCCTGGTGTTTCCTGATTTATGCTCTCCTAATAAAAAGGCCCCGAGTGGTTTCTCAGGGGCCAAGTTAGTCACGGCTGAAGGTTTAGTCGTTTACAGCCTTGAGTCCGGGGATATTGTAGGATACCTCCGGGTTGGATTCAGCCTCAAGCTCAGGCTTTGGATAGTCTGGCACAGGCTCCGGGGCCTCGTGAACCACAGGAGCCGTGGAGTTCTGGATATCCTGCATAAGGGCCTTAAAGGAACCCTGGAACGCCGACAGCTTTTGTCTAGCTGTGTCTCGGTCACGGCGAGCGGACTCAAGATCGCTTTGAGTCCAACGCAGGTCTGCTCTGGCTTTGCCAAGTTCACCTTCGAGATTGGCAACTTGGTCCTCCAGTTCTTTGACCCGAACGTCACGCCGAAGGATAAGATCCTCCTGCAATTGGATTCGGTCCCGTTGATCCTCTTCGTTCCGTCTTGCTTCGTCCCTCTCAGCTTGGACAGAGGTGTAATCGTCCTTTGCCTTGCTGAGTTCACGAGAGAGTTCCTCATTGCGGTTGCGGACCTCTTGCAGATCCGTTCGAAGAGCTTGGAAGTCAGACTTCAGTTGCTCAAGCTCCCTGACTTGCGTGGAGTATGAGGCAATGGAGTCAACGACACGGGAGAAGAACTCTTTCACTTCACCCTCCGTTACTGGTTGGAAGCCATCCATTTAGATGCTCCTTTGTACGGTTTCGCCTTTGGGTTCGGTACGTTGCCCATTAAGCCCTGGGCCTGGGCTGTCTGGCTTGAATTGCGCTGATCGGCCCTCCTTTCGTAACAGTGGTTGTACGGGGCATATCCTTGAGCAAGTCAAGGAGAGTGGAGTCTTGGGTTGCCTTGGCTGCTTCGGCCGTTGTCTCCGTGATCTTGACCCTGGCACGTTCGATGACTTTCTTGCCAGAATCGGAGAGCAAGTAGGCTTCGGCAGCTTGAGCCATTGCCTTCTTTCCGACGTCTTTCTGTCGGATCTTCTGTGCTCTCATCATTTGCTTGACGATGTTGAGAGCGTCTTTGCGAGCGAGAGCCATGACAGAACGTTCGCCGCCTGCCACCTTCTCATCTTTCTTACTGGCAATGCGAACGGTGCCTTCCTTGATTGACTGGATGTTTTTGACAACGATCGCTTCTGCCGCAGCTTGAGCAGCTTCGAGAGCTTCACCTTCGAGTCCTTTGTTTGCGACTTTGGTAAGGCCGCGAGATGCCATTTGGACTAGACCGATGCGAAGTGCTTCGGTGTAGACTTCAAGCGGAATCTCTTGGGTATTGATGTCGAAGGACTTGCCAGCTTTGGCAACGTAGAGCTCGAGAACGTCTTGGTTATCGGCCATCATATAACTCCTTTGTTTGATGGTCAGTCGTATTCTGCATTCGATCTCCACTACGATATCCAACGCAGCGTCTAGGCCGCTATTCCTGAGGTTAGCCTTCTCTGAGAGAACGGTATTGAGCCATGCGCCTCGACCACCATTCAGCTTGGCCAACTCGATCATGTTTGTCAGGTTCAGCACAGAACTTTAGATGATTGTTGAGCCAACGTTTGGTAGAGAATGCACAGCCACACCGACAGTAGAAGAACCGACTACGCATCGAGCTTTGCTTTTGGAGCAAAGACATCTTCGCGTATCCACAACGTTACTTCGTCAA